CCCCCCCCCTCAAGACTGCGCAGCAGCTTAAACGAGGAGATTACGAAGATACGACAATAAAGCATTAGGCAATGAACGGCATACAGTTGACGGATTTCACCCCCGCTATCCGCGTTAGGCGAGACGAGCAAGGTAAGATAACCTCGGGGCTGCAAGTTGGCGACACGCTGCGGCAGAACCAGGCACTCATACTGGCACTGAACAAGGGTGAACTGAAGGAACGCCCCTCGGTGGGCTGCGGCATCGCCGACATGCTCATGGACCACGACCCGCTATATTGGCGCACGCTCATACGCGAACAGTTGGAGATGGACCGCCAGAAAGTGAACAACATACGAATTACGCCGAAAGGCATCGAGATAGACGCACATTATTAAATTAAACAACAATGATAGAACACTTTTTAAACAAACTTCTTGAAGTGCTTTCCACGGCGTGGGGCTGGCTGATGTTCGTCGGCCTCGTGGTGATGAACTTCATCGTCGGCTATGAAAAAATGGTGGGCTTCACCGTCATGGCCATAGTGCTTGATGCCGTTTGGGGCATCGCGGCGAGCCTTCTCCAAAAACGCTTCGCACTGAGCGAATTGGCGCGAGACACCTTCGCCAAACTCGCCGTATACGGCACTGCCGTCTTCGTTTTCATCCTGGTAGACAAGCTGGCGGGCATCAGCGGCGGGCTGACAACGAGCGTCATCTGCATCGGCATCATTCTCGTCGAACTGTGGAGCATGTCGGCATCGATGCTCATCTGCTTCCCAAACATGCCTTTCTTGAAGATACTGAAGAAAGCCTTGGCAGGGGAGATAGCCAGCAAACTGAACGTAAAGCCCGAAGACGTGGCAGAGGCATTGGACACATTACACGCGAAGAGGACATGAGAACAATTAAGTACATCGTGGTGCATGCCACAGGTGGTTCGCAGCGAACCACCATCAAGGAACTGATGATGGAGTTCGCCAGGCTGGACTGGAAGGCACCTGGTTACCACTATGTGGTCCATGTTGACGGCAAGATAACCCAACTGCTGAGCGAAGAGAAGGTGAGCAACGGCGTGAGAGGTTATAACCGCATGCTCATCAACGTGGCCTACATCGGCGGACTGGACGCCAAGGGCAAGTACGCCGACACGCGCACGCCGGAACAGAAAGAGGCCCTGCGCAAGCTGCTGGGCATGCTTCATAAGAAGTACCCGGCCGCCGAGATACGCGGGCATCGTGACTTCTCGCCAGACCTGAATCACAACGGCACCATTGAGCCCTGGGAGTTCATCAAGGCCTGCCCCTGTTTCGATGCAAAGAAAGAATATAAGGACATTTAACCCCGAGAGCAATGAGACACCTATTATATATACTTGCATTAATCATGCTGCTGGCCTCGTGCCGCACGACGCGGACGATAACCCGAAACAGCGAGGTGGACGTTCGCCAGCGCGACTCGCTCGTGTTGCGCGACAGCGTGGTGCTGCGCTACGTCACCGCCACGCGCGACAGCGTGACCATCCGCGACAGCGTGGTGCTGGTGAAGGACAGTTCGGGCAGGGTGATCGCCACCGAGAGATACCGCACCAGCGAGCGCACACGCGACACCCATGCCGACAATTCGGCCACGGCCACACGCGACAGAACGCACGACAAGGGTGTTAGCACACATGTGAAGGAAAAGGTAACGGACTCGAAATCCGCTTGGCCAACCCTCGGTACGGTAATGGACATCGTGGGGTGGATAGCCTTCGCATTGTTTCTCATTCTTTTCGCACGCAAATTATGGAGACGACGGTAAGGGACGGCCAGACGTTGGCCGACATAGCCGTACAGGAATACGGCGCATTGGAGGCGGTGGTGCGGCTGGCTATGGACAACAACATGGCCGTGAGCCAGGCACCGCCTGCGGGAATGCGCCTACGCCTGCACAACGGCGAGTACAACCGCCCCATGCGCCGCTATTGCCAGGCACACGGCATAGCCCCGGCCACACTGCGCGGTGATGGTGGAACAAGAGCGCGCATATTCAACGAGACTTTCAACGACACATTCAACTAAACCCAACTCAATGGCACGCACGATAGCAGAGATAAAGCGCACGATGACCGATGCATTCATGGCCAACGCCACGCTGCGGGAGGCATACGGACTGGCGGAGGGCGACACCTTCGAAAGAAGCTTCTCGGCGGTGAGCATCGAGAACATCCTGTTCTACATCGTGGCGGCATGCTGCCACGTGATGGAGGCATTGTTCGACCGCCACCGGCAAGACGTGGACGACAAGATAAGTCGCGCCGTGGTGGCCAGCGTGCCGTGGTACTATAAGGTGGCGCGGCAGTTTCAGTACGGCGATGCCCTCGCCTTCGACGAGACAACCTCGCAATGGCGATACCCCACCACCGATGAAAAGAAACGGCTGGTGCGATACGTGGCCGTGCGCGACCGCGGTACAAGCATACAGGTATTGGCCTCGGCCGAGAAGGACGGGCTGCCCGAACCGCTGCCTGCCGACGTTCTAACGGCATTCAAACAGTATATGAACCGCGTTAAGATAGCGGGCGTGGTGCTCAATATTCGTTCGCTGCCCGCCGACAAGGTGGTGATAAGGGCATCGGTACAGGTGGATACGATGGTACTCTCTATCGATGGGACACGCGTGGCCGACGGATCGCGACCCGTGGAGGACGCCGTACGTCAGCACCTGCGCAACATCACCTATGGCGGTGTATTCAACAAGACCCGTTTGGTGGATGCCATCCAAGCCGTGGAGGGCGTGGTGGACGTGACGCTCGAAGGATGCGAATACCGTGCCGAGGGAGAGGCCGCGTTCCGAACCATACAAGGCAATAACTATACGGCGGCTGGCGGAAGCTTTACCGCCGAGGGACTTCAAAACTCGATAAGATATGTGGTATGACGTAGACTTCACCCGATGGGCCGTTCAGCTGCTGCCGCCCATACTGCGAAGCCGCGTGCTGGTGGCACTGCTTCGCATCATCATCATCCCCCTGGCCTATCTGCACCGCCTCTTCACGGATTATCGTAAGAAAGTGGCCGAAAGGCTTGACATCACGGCCAGCGTTCAGGATATCGAACGCGCGCTCAACCGTCGATTTTTCTTGCGAAACAGGCAGATATACATCGAGAGCGAACCCGATGACAGGCACCCTATATTATTCTTTCGTTCCGAGGGACAGCCATCCACGTTCTTCAATCCGAGACTAACGCTGTGGATGGATGGTGAAGTTCCGCTGAGACCCAACTTCACAGTGCACGTGCCCAACTTTCTGGCCACGTCACTTAATGCAGAAGAAGACCGGCACAAGGGTCGACATCTTGCCGAGATAATACGCATAATTGAAATGTACAAACCGGCTGGCCGACGCTATGCCGTAATCATATACGAGTATGAATAAGATTAAATTCAACGAGGGCGGCATGCCCGTTAACCTCGACGACCTGCAACTCTTGCAGAATAACATGATGGACCTGTTCAAGACGGTGATGACCTTCCTGTCAGGGGGTGCACCGGCATACTTGGTTCGTTTCCCGGACACGGTTGGAAAGAAGGAAAACGGTGGCGAAACCACCCTGATGGTGAAGGCTGGGGCAATGGTTGTTGGCGGCGAGTTGGTGCAATGGGGCGACACACCAGTTGTGGGCACGCTAGGTGATAACATATACGCCTGTATAAGCAAGACAAACGCTGACGATCGGGAGTTTGCCGACGGGCAACGGCGCAATTGCCGGGCTATGACGAACGTAACGTTCAGCTATTCAAAGGAGGGCGCGGAAGAGGCATACGACATGGGCGAGCTGCCAGTGCTGTCGGACCTGCTGAGAAAGGTTGTGACCGAGGGCGAATGGAACTACGCACCTATCTTTGGCAACAACGGGTATGAAGGATATTTTAGGTACAGGTCTTTTAACCAGAAAAAGTACATACAGATCAATATCAATAGTCAGAACCAGGAATGGTCGACGGACCAAGCGTACCTGTATGGTAAAGCCAAAGCTGTTTTCGACTTGAACATTTCGTGGGTCGTCAAGCTGGCTAAAAGTAGCTACGAAGTCAGGCACAAGGGACAAGTGATAGGCACTTACCGCCAACAACCACATGGCGTAGGAACGTTCACCCCCAAGAATGATGACCTTCGTCCCATCGATTGTCCAATCAATCTGGAAATAGTGCTATGACGACGATATACGAACTCCAAGCCCGTGCAAAAATCCTGCGTGAGAAGACGCAGGAGGGTAGTATCACCCCCGATGAGGTGGGCGGTCTGATCGCCGACACGCTCGCGTTGTTGGCCGACGTGGAACAGACGGCCGGAAGCCTGCGTGTCAGCAAGGTGTATTCTTCAAAGGCCGAGATGGAGGCCGACACCACCCCCGAAGACGCGCACCACCAGCCGCTCAAGGCTGGGCAGCTGGTGGCCATACATACCAACGGGGACAGCCCTGAGAACGGCACCATCTATGTGTATCTCGCCCCGGGATGGAAACTCATCGGCAACCTCAACCGCGTGGCCATCGGCGAGTCGGAAGGTCAGGCCTACCCCGGCACGAAAGGAAAGAAATTGGCCGACGACCTGAACACGGAGCGAACGGAGCGAACTGACAAGGACTCCGCCCTACAACGCGCCATCGACAAGGAAACGGAAAACCGCACACAGGCCCTTACCGAGCAGGCTGAGACCCTACGCCGCGAAGCAAGCAAGGCGATTGAAGACGAGGCCACTGCACGCGACAGGGAAATCAAGGACATCAGGCAGAGCATCCGTGACGTTCAAGGTAGCATCGGTGGCGTGGAGGGATTCAAGCATGCTTTCGTAACTGAAGAAGAATATAACCGGAAGTTGCAGGCGGGGGAACTCGACCCAGACCGCTGCTACTTCATAGAAGAATAAGCATGATACGCAAGAATAACCATCAAGCGGCAGCCGTGTATTACGGAACGAGGGCGATAGCCGCCGTATATCGTGGCGTGCGACTCGTATGGACAGCCATACGCAGCTGCTTCGGCTCGGG